GCGCCGCACATCCCAGCCGCGGTCCTCGCCCCGCACATCAGCGCGGCCGCGGCGTGATCCCGGATCGCCCCGCGCGTCGCCGGCGGCATTAGCGGCCGCGCCGGCCGCCTGACGAAGTCATGCCGCAATGTCTGCGGGTCTCTCATCTCAGGCCTCCTCTGTCTTGCAGTCGTCGTCCTCAGCGCAGTCCTCGCACCCGTCTTCCGGCTGCTCGTCATGCCCCGGCTGGGGACAGGCACGCAGGATCTCGAGGTCATCTGCGTCTTCGCCGCCGGCGACAAGCCGCGCGAGCTCGCTAGGTGCCTCCGCCTCAGTTAGCTGAGAAGCGATGAAGCCGCCTGCCGCGCCTGACCAGATTCCGTGTTCCTGCATGTCTCCATCCTACCGCGCCGCAGCCCAGTTGTAAACGCCCGTTTCCGCCGTCCCCTTCCCCCGGCGCGCTCCCCGGGGTACGATTATCCTGTGCCCGCCACCAGGATCCAGGACCGCCCGCGCCGCGAGCTTCCCCCGCTCCGGCCGTCGCGCCGCAGCCCGCCCCCCGGCGGCGGCAGGTCCCGGGCGGAGGCCGCGTCCCTGCTGGCCGCCGAGCCGCCGTACCTCGTCCTCCCGGGCGGCGAGCCGGCCCGCGGCGCCGGCCTCGACCCCGCGCGCTACGCCGCGTCCCGCTGCCCCGACCCGGACATGCTGGCCTTCTCCCGGGCCAGGCGGGCGCTGTGCCGGTGGGACCCGCTGATGTTCGCGATGCTCTACCTCCCGGACTCCGTCGCGCGGGGGGAGAAGGGGTTCGCCGACTCGCACCTCCAGATGTGCCGCGACGCGAGGGAGTGGGCGCTGCTGCGCCGCCAGGGCGGGCCTCTCACCGAGACGAGCCGCCCGCGCTTCGCCTACCTCGCGCCGAGGGATAGCGGCAAGAGCACGTGGGTCTTCAAGATCCTGCCGCTCTGGGCGCTGGTGTTCGGCCACGCGAAGTTCGCGGCGTGCTTCGCCGACTCCGGCACCCAGGCGTCCGAGCACCTCGAGGGGATCCGCGCGGAGATCGAGTCCAACCGGCTGCTCCGCGAGGACGCGCCGGCGCTCTGCACGCCGCATACCCGCAGGGGCGTCGTGACCGGCGACTCAAAATACGAGTACAGGAGCAGGTCCGGCATCATCAAGGCGCGCGGGATAGACTCCGCGGTGCTCGGGATGAAGGAGGGGAACATCCGGCCGGACCTGATCTGCCTCGACGACATCGAGAAGGGCGAGTCCGCCTATTCCGCGGCGCAGGCCAGGAAGCGCCTGCGCACCGTCCAGGACGTGATCTTCCCGCTCCGCCTCAACGCGACGGTCCTCATGGCCGGGACGACCACGATGGCGGGCTCCGTGATGGACGACCTGGCCCGCCACGCCGCCGGCGCAGACGACGAGACCAACGCGTGGGTCGCGTCGGAGAAGATCGCCGTCTCCTACAGCCCCGCGCTGCGCCCGGACCAGTCCGGAGACGGCCTTGTCTCCGTCTGGCCGGGGAAGTGGTCCGCGGAGTGGCTCATGGCGGAGCGCCTGCGCTCCCCGCGGTCCTACGCGAAGAACTTCGACAACAAGCCGCTCGACGAGACGGGCATCTACTTCGACCCGGACGACTTCCAGAGGGGGATAGTCGCCCCGACGAGCTTCGCGCTGCTGTCCGTCGACCCCGCCGTGAGCAAGAAGTCGACCTCCGACTGGACCGGGCTGGCCGTTATCTCTTACTCGAAGTCCTCCGACCGCTTCGGGCTTCGCTACGCGACCAAGGTCCGCATGTCCGGCAAGCAGCTGAGGGCCCGCGTCGAGACGCTGCTGGCCAGGTTCCCCGACATAACGGCCGTGCTTATCGAGACGAACCAGGGAGGGGACCTCTGGACGGACGACGACGGCGTTTTCCACGGCCTGCCGCGCGTCAAGGTCCTCACGGTGCACCAGAAGCTCGCGAAGGAGGCCCGCGCGGAGCTCGCGTCGGCCGAATTCCAGAACCACAAGGTCTTCATTGAGCCCCCGGACGGCCTCCCGGAGGCCGAGCGCGACCTCGCGGCCTTCCCGGGCGTCCTGCATGACGACCTGGTTGACGCGATCACGTCCGGGATCATCGAGATCCGCAAGCGCGTCCGCGCGGATCGCAGGAACAACGCCGGAATCTCCGCCGCGGCCTCCGCGAGAGGCATAGTCGTCTCCCGGGCGTCTTACGTTCGCTTAAGAGCGCGGTAAAGTAGCCATATGGAGTTCACCTGCACGCGATGCCAGCTCCTCCCCGCAGGCGAGCACGGCTGCGGGGATCTCGCATGCTGGTGCGACTGCCCGAAAGAGGAAATAAGCCGGGATAAGGGCTCCGCCGGCTCCCCGGGCATGCTACCGTAAGCCAGGTCAAGGCAGTCAAGCGAAAGGAAATGCCATGACCAGGCGGAAAATCAAGATAACGGGGGCCGCCGCGGCCGCGGCCGCGCTTCTGGCCGGCGCGCTGGCGCTCGCCGGCCCCGCGAAGGCGTCCCCGACGGGATGCGATACCACGCCGTCCTCGTGCGGCTTCCCGGACGCGACGAACACCGGCGTCCCGTCCGATGTCGCGCTAACCGCGGTCCCGGGGAGCGCGACGAGCGGGCCGGGCTGGAGCTGGGACTCCGCGCACGGCGCGATCTACGCGAAGACGGCGGGCGCCGCAGTCTCCGGCCTCTCCTGTTCGTGCGGGATCGTCGTCCAGGCGGCCGACGTCTCTATCCAGGACGTTAGCCTGTCCCCGGCGTCCGCGGCGAGCTGGGCGATCGAGCTCCAGGGCGTGACCGGGACGACGATCGAGCACTCCACGATCACGGGCTACAATGACGGCTCCGGGCGCGTTGGGTCCGCGATCCTGGATTCCGGCAGCTCGTCCTACACGTCCGTGATCGACGACAACCTCAGCGCGTTCAAGACCGGGATTCAGATCTCGACCGGCCTAATCGCGGGGAACTACCTGCATAACTTCGGGTACGCGACCGGCGACCACGACAATGGCATCTTCGCTGACGGCGGGGTCGGCCAGCTGATCATATCGAACAACACGATCCTCGACCAGCTTACGCAGACGGACGCGATCAACCTCGACTCGACCTACGAGGGAGAGACGGCCAACAAGTTCGTCCTCTACAACCTGCTCGGCGGCGCGGGCTACCCGCTCTACGGCGGCGACAGGTATGCGAGCCCCGGCGGCACCGACCCGACCGCGAACGTCGTCGTCGAGGGCAACGACTTCAGCCAGGATTTCTACACGACGAGCGGCGAGTTCGGCGAGGTCACGGACTACGCGTGCTCCGACTCGGGGAATGAGTGGGCCGGCAACTACACCGACGACGGCACGGAGGTGGACTGCCCGTAACCCGGGCCGCTTAAGCGAGAAAGCCGGGCGCCGCCCGTAAGGCGCCCGGCTTCCCCTTTCCCGCGTGCTCGCGCCAGAGCGCGACCGCCTCCGCGAGCGACCCGGCGGTGCCGAGGATGTCGTACCCGGTGAACCGCGGCGACGGCCATTCCCGCGTCTGCGCCATGCACGCGCACCTGACGTTGAGGACCTTCCCGTTCCCGCCCTTGCGCATGGCCAGCCTGATCTCGCACGGCCAGGCGGGGACGGCGGTGTCCAGCACCGGCCCGCGGGAGGCGACGCCGGCCCGCGCCCTGGCGAAGAGCCACGCCCAGTCAGCCCGCGGGCCGTGCGCGCCGCTCAGGCGAACATCCCGCCGCGCCGGCAGATTCGCCAGACCGCGTAGGCCTCCGCGGCGGCGTCGCCGGTCCCGAAGACCAGGGCGAGCGCCCGGACGTACGCCGCCCATGCGGCGAGCACCCACATGAACTGGACGAGCAGGTTCCTCTTCTTATTCCCCATGCGCGCATCATGCCGCGCCCGCCGGCTTGCGGGAGCCCCGGAGTTCCCTGCCCACGGGCGTTTACAACTTCCGTTCGATGCGGTACGATGAGGAGGTACGCAGGAACCGAGCTAAGGGGCAGTGAATGTTCAAGGTCAGCTACATCCACCTGAAGGGCTACCGCGTCTCCCGCGCGTTCGACACGGCCGAGGCCGCCCAGGAGTTCATCGACGTCAACGCGATGGTCTGGCCGCTTCCCGGCCTCCGCATGACCGGCCCCGAGTCATGAGGCCGGACCTTCACAGTGCGCGCCGCGCCGGCGCGGCGGCCGGCGCGGCGGCGCTGTCCCCGGTCGCCGCCTGGATCGCGCACGCGGAGAAAAAGGGATTCGACCCCGCCAACCCGCAGGTCGCGAAGGCATACGCGATGTTCGCGCTCGCATACCACCGCGAGGTGAAGCGCCGCGCCGACGCGGAGATCAGCGCCCTCGAGGACTCGATCTCCCGCCTCTGCGAGGAGGCCATGAAGCTTCCGTCCAGCGGGCGTTTACAACTGTCGCCCCGCAGGGTATAGTAGAGATGTACGCAGGAACACGAGCAAGGGGAGAAAATGAACGCGAAGGCCGAGCAGACCCGCGAGAAGAAGCTCTACGCCGCGGCGCGCGCTGTCGAGGCGAGCGTGCAGGACCAGGGCGAGACCATTCGCTACGCGGTCTACGGCGCGCTCCAGAGCATCCGCGTTTCTGAGAACAAGATCCGCGACGCGCAGAAGTGGATGCGCGGCAACCTCGACGACGCCGACCGCAGCTTCAAGGCCGGCTACGCGCTCACCCAGAATGTCGCGCAGCACGCGAATGACTTCGAGGCCGCCGCCGCCGTCTACAACGCGGCCTTCGAGATGCTCGCCGCGCTCGTCGGCAAGGAGACGCTCGCTGCCTTCATCACTGCCTGCACGCTTGCGCGCGATCCCGAGGCGCATGCCTGCAACCCGACCTGCGATCCCGCCAACTGCGATGTCGCGCATGCCGACGAGTTCGGCCGAGTGCGCGGGCAATGTCCTCTGCACGGCGAGCAGCAGTGAACCGCCGCGTGGTTACGCCCCGCGGCGCGGGGGTAATCGTGCCGGCCCCGGCCGGCGCTGACAGGCAGATGACGTGGGTCCGCCTCGACGGGCAGAGCGCGCTCGAGCTCCCCGCCGGCTTCGCCGCAGACGAGATCGAGGAATCATGAGGAAGCAGGCCGCGCTGACGCTCGAGCAGGTCGCGACGCTCGTTACCCAGGCGGGCATCACGCCCGACCTGGCCACCGCGACTCGCCGCGCGCTCGCCGGCAGGCCGATAGACGGCTTCACCATAGCGGGCATGCGCGACGGGCTGTTCCGCCTCATCGCCGTCGCAGAGGCGGCGCTCGAGGGGCTCGGCGGCATCCCGCCGCAGAGGACAGAGAACAAGGAGGCAGGCGCGTGAAGCGCTACGGCGAGGGCACCAACCACGTGCGCGATGACGAAGAAGGCGAGATCGCCGCAGAGAAAGCGTCGAATGACCTGTCCGCGCTCGATGAAGTCGTGGCAGAGGAGGCGGCGCGCCAGAAGACCAGCGCCTTCAGCTGCAAGCTCCAGATCATAACCGGGCGCGGCCTCGAGCGCCGCGTCGTCAAGGTCGCGCGCAATATCGACGCCATCGACCGCAGCGACGCGATCGCGAAGGTGACGACGTGGGCCTGCAAGCTGGGTCTCGGGATCGTCGAGATGATGAACGACGAAGACTCCCGCATGACCTTCGATATTTCCCTTGGCGCGGAGATGCACACGTGAACGGGCCGCAGGACATCATGCTCCACGTTGACGGCAAGCCCGCGCTGGCTGTCCCGCGCGCCGGCGGCGAGTCCTACTGGCAGCAGCATGCCGACAGAGTCCATGCGCTCGAGATCGCGATCCGCGAGGGGCGCAAGAGCGTAAGCGAGATCCAAGAGGAGACAAGGAAGCAATGAGCGCAGTCACGGCGTACTATGTGCGGGTGGCAGTCAGACGAGAAAGCGCCCTGCGCGCGGCCGAGGCCGTCGCGGGGCTCGCCGCCCTGGCCCTGATGGCTTACGCCGTGTGGGTGGCGGCGTGGCCGGCCCTGTGGGCTCTCGGCCTGTTCTGATGGCGTACCCCGCAAGGCGCGTCGCCTCGCAGGATGCCGCCGCGTTCCTCGGGAAGACGTACCGCTGGCCGCTGGACAGGTGCATCCGCGTCCTCGAGATCGCGCGCCAGGTCCAGCCGGGCTCCAAGGCGGAGCCGACAGAGGGCGGCTACGCGCTCGTCACCGCGACGGGCGGCGGTAATTACACGGTGGAAGACCACACGGGAAGGGAAGCGATATGAGCACGCAAGAGCAAAGGGCGCTGCGCAAGATCCAGGCAAGCGACGAGGCGGCGGCGGAGATAGCCCTGGCGATTCTTCCGGGCACGCTGTTCGCTGGCGCCAGGGAGCAGATCTGCGCCGAGATCACGAGGATACTCGACAGGCGAGTGCAGCTCTGGGATGCCGAGGTCGTCGCGCAGGCAGAGGAAGTCGCCCGGGACGCGTCATTCGACTCCTCCCTGGAGAACGAGGGCATGCCGGAGTTTAGCCCGGTCTACCTTCAGGAGAGCGAGGAGGAAAGCTCGCCCGCGAACATGATATCGTTCACTGCGATGCCTGACGGGAGCATCGCGCTCTACTTCAGGTTCAGGAACTTCAGCGCGAGCCGCGACGCGAAGCTTTCCGCGAAGCAGGTTCAGCGGATCGCGCTCGCGTCTGTGCAGGCCTGCCCCGCGCCGGACGGCGGGAAGCGCGTCGAGGTTATCAGCAGGCTCCACAGGCACGCGATCATGCGGGGCATGCTGGCCGATGACCGGCCGCCGTGGCGGGGCTGGAGCCGGGTCATCCCGGAGAACGGCTACGTCGATCTCCCGCCGGCCTACGAGGTGCGCGAGATATGACCGTGACCGTGACAGAGCCGGCTGACCGGCCCCGGCTGACGTACATAATCATCGAGGTGCGGGAGCCTGAGCGCGAGCCGCATCGCAAGTCCGATGCCGGCTTCCTCAGGCATGCGATCCACGCGATCATCGGCGATCTCGAGATCGACGCCGCCGACATGCTCATCCGGTTCGACCAGAAGCAAACGTACTACGGCGTGTCGAACCGGTGGGACGAGATCAGGGCGCTTTATGAGGCGGTCGTCCCGGAGAAGTTCCGCAAAGGAAGGACTGCCGAAGACCGGCGTTTACAAGCTTGCCCCGGGCATGATATGCTGGGCAGACGGCAACGAAAGGACAGGGACATGAGGGCAGCAAAGACGGCGGCGGTCATCGCGATCGCCGCGGGCGCGCTCGCGGGGCTCGCAGGCGGCTCGCAGGCCGCGACCAAGTCGCCGGCGGCGTCATGCACCAACGCGCAGGACATCGCCTGGCTGAATTCCGAGGGCGGCCAGGACCAGGACATCATCAACGACCAGGTCTCGACGCTGGCATATGCCCTGTACGTCGAGAGCGGCGACCCGTCCGCGGCGAATCACCTGAAGTTCGAGGCCGACGCGCGCGCGGTCCGCGCCAGCGCCGACTACGTCCTCGCCCATCCGTCGCTCGAGCCGCAGCACGTCGGCAAGGCCGGCTACGTCAGCTGGCTCAATGACCTCGTGGTCGTCGCCGACCTGCTCCAGCCCGGCCCTGGCTACGGGACCACCGCGCAGGATGATGCCGCATGGACCAAAGCGATGGACGCGTCCGACGCCCAGGCCTGCTAGCAGCGCAGAGCAGACAGGCGGCTGCGCATTCCGCGGTAGGATTATGCCATGAGGATCAGGCTCTCCCGTCGTCGTCGGCCGGCGCACGACCACCAGCTCGAGGTCGCCGACGCGCGGCCGTCAGGCGACGGCAGGACGACCGTGCTCCTGCGCTGCGCCTGCGGCGAGGGCCCCGGTCATCTGGCCGCGATCGAGCTCTCGGGCTCCTGGACGGCCGAGCAGCTTCGCCTGCCGGGCCACTCGCTCCCTGGCATGCAGTCATTGACCGTCCAGGAGCGCGCGGTCCTGCGCCTGCTCCGGCAGGGCCTCTCCAACCACGAGATCGCCGAGCAGATGTTCCTCTCCGAGTCGACCATAAAGAACTACGTCTCGGCCGTGCTAGCGAAGCTCGGGCTCCGGCGGCGATCCCAGGTCGCCGCGATCGCGGCGGGCGACGGCTAGCCCCTGTTCCCGCGCGGGCGGGGTATGATGAGCTCGTGACGGAGCCTACGCTAAGCAGCGCGCCGCCTCCCGCCCCGTCTCTGAGCGGAAGGCGGATGCCGGCCTCGATGCAGCCCGGCGCCGAGGCCTCGATGTCCGGCGTGCCCGAGGCGGATATCGTCGCGCAGATCCTCCAGTCCCCGCCGGGCGAGGACAGCGAGACCGGCGACTCGTATTCCCTGGCCGAGATGCTGCCGATCCTGGCGAGCTCGTACAAGGACCTGCTCGAGGCAAAAGAAGCCTACGACCGCGCCGACCAGTACTTCCGCGGCATAAGCCCCGAGGTCTTCTCCGACCCGCAATTGCGCCGGCTGCTCGGCCTCAGCGAGGACGTCTACGCGCTAAACTACGCGGCGATCCCGGTTACCGCGGTCGCCAACAGGATGAACATCTCGAGCATATCCGTCCCCGGAAACAGCACCGCGACCGCAGCGGCGGAGAAGCTCTGGAAGACGAACAAGCTCCATGTCGAGGAGCACGGGTTCACGGTCGACTCGCTCAGGTACGGCGACAACTACATGATCATCTGGCCGCGCGACGACGGCACCGTGCAGATGCAGCCGAATAACCCGCTTACCACGAGGGTCTTCTACGACCCGGAGGACGGGCGCACGAAGCTCTACGCGCTCAAGGCATGGGCGACCGACGCGAAGACGATCCGCGCCGACATCTACTTCCCCGGCTACGTCTACAAGTTCATCTCGAACAACAGCGGCCGGCGCTGGCAGGAGGTCACGGAGCCAAACGGCACCTGGCCGATGGACAACCCCTACGGCGAGATACCCGTCTTCCACTGGCGCGCCGGGGATTCGGTTCCGTACGGGACGCCGGAGCACGCAAATGCCTACGGCCCGCAGGACGGCCTGATCAAGGCGGCCAACACCCTGTTCGCGACGCTCGACTTCCTCGGGTTCCCCCAGAGGTACGCGCTAATCGAGGCCGCGAGCGCGAGCGGGACTGCGGAGTTCTCCGATTTCGATCTCCAGCAACCTGACGCCTTCATCACCGACGACGCCGGCCGCACGAGCGGCCTCCGGCAAGGCCCAGGCGAGCTCTGGACGCTCCGGGCGAGCCAGGTCGGGCAGTTCACCCCGGCGCCGGTCGACGGCTTCGTGCAGACCTGGAACCAGTGCATCAGTGCGATGTCCGCGGCGACCGGGACCCCGATGCGCTTCTTCCAGGATCCCGGCGGCCAGCACCCGTCAGGCGACTCGCTCCGCGCGTCAGACTACCCGCTTAAGCAGAAGATCAGGACCAGGTCGCTGTCGTTCGCCGCGTCCTGGGAAGAGGCCTTCACGTTCGCGCTGAAGCTCTCCAAGATCCCGGTCGACGAGGTCATGATCCAGTGGGAGCCGTCATCGCCGTCTGACGACCAGGACACCGCGGGCATGCCGATCGCCGTGTGGAAGATCCGGCTCGGGGTGCCGCGCAAGGAGGTCTTCCGGGCGATGGGGTACTCCGAGACCCAGATGGACTCGTGGGGCCTCGGCCCGGAGGACGACCTCGCCACGCCCGTCGAGCTCTGGCCGAAATCCGCGGACACGCCAGCCGCGCAGCAGGCGACCGCGGAGGAGGAGCAGCATACCGGCACGACCGTGAACGCGCCGGCGCCGTCGCAGCTCCCGCCGCAGCCTGCCGCCCCGGGCGCGCCGGCGCCGCCAGCCGCGGGACCAGGCGCCCCGGCGCCGACTGCCGCGACACCGGCCCCTGCCGCCCCGGCGACAAAGACGGTTCACGTCCCGGCGCACACGCGCTCCATGCCGAACTAGGAGAAAACAATGAGCCACCCGATGCAGGACATGTCGTCGGACGGCGCGCAGTCATTCGACGTCGCGCAGTCAGATGCGGTGCCGGATGACGGCTCTGCCGCCGCCTCGTCCAAGGGCCAGCACGAGCAAATCGCCTCGGCGGGCTGCTCGGACATGGACATGGACTCCTGAGAGAAAGGCCGCTTAAGCACATGACCATGCCACCAGTCCATGATCCAGCTGACGACTTCGTCGACCCGCCCGAGGACGACGAGACAGTCGACGACGCGGACCCCGCGGATCCCGCGGACCCCGCGGAGCCGCCCGCCGCCGACCCGGCCAAGAAGCCGGCCGTCCTCGCCGACCCGGCCACCGGGCTGAAGAAGGCGCTCGACGCGGAGCGCGCGCAGCACCGGAAGACCGCCGCGACCCTCGCGGCGCTCCAGGCGCAGGGAATGTCCGCGCAGGACAAGGCCTGGCAGGACAAGGTCGACGCGACCGCCGCCGAGGGCGAGGCCACGCTTAAGAAGGTCGCCGCCAGGAGCGCGCTCGCGCAGGCCGGCCTTCAGGGAAGCCCGTCCAAGCTGATCGCCCTGCTCGATCTCGGCGAGACCGTGACGGTCACCGCGGACGGCGAGCTCAGCGGCATCGACGAGCAGATCGAGGCGCTCAAGACTGAGTATCCCGGCTTGTTCCAAGCTGCCGCGCCAGTCACGCCGGCCGCGCCGGCCGATGGCGAGCCAGGCGCGAACGGGAACGGCGCGACCGCGCCTGCCGGCCGCGTCGCGATCGGGAGCCGCAGGGCGCCGGCAAAGCCGCCGGCGGGGTACGCGGAGCAGCTCGCCAGGCAGATCGCCGGCTCGTGATCCTGTCGCCGGCCCGGAGGGTCGCCTCGTTCAACGACCTCGAGCTGGCCGGCGACTACACCGGGCCGCATGAGCAGGAGGACGCCAAGGGCAAGCGCCTTGTCGTCTGGTTCCTTCTGCCAGTCCACCAGGGCGGCATGGCCGAGTACGCGCCAGGGAACGCAATTCACGGCGTCTACGAGCCGCCGTGGGTCTTCCGCGAGTGCGCTGACGGGTCGCTGGAGATCCGCGAGTCGATCGGCTGCGGGTTCGCGCCGGATTACTACTGGCACGGGTACCTTGACGAGGGCAATACCTGGAGGCAATTGTGAGCATAAGCAGGCACCACAATTACGCGCACCTGGAAGCCCCGTTCGGCGCCGGCGGCTTTGGCAAGATCGCCGAGAAGTTCGCCCGCGCCTTCGGGACGCCCGGGTTCATCGTAGGCCAGACTTTCGTAGTCGCGATCTGGATCGCCCTGAATGCGCTTGCGATCGTTCACAAGTGGGACCCGTACCCGTTCATCCTGCTCAACCTGTGCTTCTCCACGCAGGCGGCGTACGCGGCGCCGCTTATCCTGCTCGCGCAGACAAGGCAGGCCGACAGGGACAAGGCCGCGATCGCCGCGGATGCGGCGCACCGCGAGGAGATCGCGCAGAGGCATTGCGCGCTGATCGAGGCGAACACGGCGCTCACCGAGCAGGTGCACTCGCTGGCGACGCAGGTCCGGGACATGGTCAAGAACCAGGTCGTCCCGGTGACGATCACCCCCGGCCCGCAGCAGCGCGGCCGCCGTCACCCGCCTGCCGGGGAATAGCCATGGCCCAGGGCTGGCCGCTCCCGGTCTGCTGCGCGTCATGCGAGTCCAGGACGATCGCGCCGCACTGCCCTGCGAAAGGCTGCCGGTTCCGGACGTGCGCGAAATGCGGCGCGATCACGGCGATAATCCGGAAGAAATCGCCGGGTGGCTTCAAGTACGCCCGCGCGAGCATGCCGCTGTCGCCTTATCCGAATGCCTGATATGGTCCAGACCCCGGCGCAGAGGAATGCGCGGACTGCCGCGTCCGAGACGAAGACGGACAATACCCTCCAGTACGCGCTCGATCATCAGCCGCCCAACGGTACCTGGATGAAGACGTGGGACACCGAGGACGACCCGTGCGACGCATGTGAGCATCTGGACGGCAGCGAGATCGACGCGGACGAGACGTGGTCTGGGGTCGACGGGCCGCCGCTCCACCCGAACTGCAAATGCCACCTCCAGCTCAGGGAGCGGTACTGGTCCGCGGCCGAGACGCTGGCCAACCAGATCATGCCGGCCGGCTTCCGCGAGGTCAAGCCTCTGCAGGGGCATGCGATGGCGCTCGCGCAGCAGATAATGGGAGCACGATAATGGCAGACGACAAGGCGCCGGCGGCGACTGAGCGGCTTATGGCCTACTGGGCTGAGGGAGCCGGCGCGGCGAAGATCGGGTGGGATACCCCGGGCGACTTCGACCGGTGCAGGGCCGAGCTCGGGAAGTACGTCCCGGACCCGCGCGAGCTGGCCGGCCTGTGCGCGAACCTGCATCACCGGGCAACCGGCGGCTGGCCCGGTCACGGGCCCGGCGAGGGCGCCGATCACGCGGCGACAGTCGCCACGCAGATCAAGAAGCCTTAAGCCAGAGAGGGCGCGAGCCGGACCTCTTGTCGCCTTGGCCGGCGGCCGGCGGGGAAGCCGGGCGACGTCACCCGCCGGCGCGCCCTCTCCTTTTCTTTTCAGACTTTCGCGAGGAACAGCAGCTGGGTCTCGTCGCAGTCGGCCGGCTTCTTATCCGGGCGAAGGGCGAGCATGTGCGGGTGGCGGAGGACGCCGGCCTCGGTTATCCCCTGCGTCATGACCTCGATGACGACGCCCTTTCGCATATAGGCACGGAATGCCTCCTCGACCTTGACATGGCCGACGATAACGGGCTGGCCGCCTGCGCCGGCGACGGCGACCTGCACGGACCCGTCGATCTCGGGATTGCGCTCGTGAGGCCTGGCCTCGCCGGTCAGGAAGCAGTCGACCGTGTCGAACCGCTTTACCTTGCGCCAGCTGAGAGAGCGCTTGCCGTGCTCGTAGGCGCCGGCGCGGAGCTTGAGCATGACGCCCTCGCCGCCCGCGACCAGGATCTTGTTCGCGTACTCCGCGGTCGCCGGCCCCTGCTCAATGATCTCGATCCCGCAGTCCGGGTACTCGAGCATTATCATCTCGTAGACCTGCCCGAGCAGGATTCGCCGCTGGTCATAGGAGTAGCCGGTAACATCCTTGCCCGCAATTGCGAGGACGTCGAAGATCACGAAGCGCGCGGGCCCGTACATGCGCCACTTCATCGCAGCGGCCGGGCCAGAGTTGAACAGCGCGGTCGAGTGCTTGAGCAGTGCCTTGTCGCGGCCCGGAAGGGCCGGCGCGACGAACTCGCCGTCTAGGACGGTGCCAGCAAGGTCGGCGATCGCGATGCTGCCGAACTGCGGGAACGACGACGCGCGCATGCCGCCGAAGCGGGACCTGTCCGCCTTCATCTCGAGCAGGGCGCGGCAGCCGTCGATCTTCGGCTCCATGACCCACTGGTCGTTGAAGAACTCGCCCGCGATGTCGCGGAACAGGTCTGCCGTGCCCCAGCGAATAAGCGGCTTGAGGCTTGAGTCGGCCTTCATCGGCTCGATCATGACCGCACGAACCTCTCGGCCAGGTACATGTCGCGGGCCGACGCGCGCTCGCCGCTTGCCTTGACTGCGATATAGCACTTGCTGAGGTTGCAGTAGAACCAGTACCCGAGCTCGCTGCCGTCCGCGTCCAGAACCTTGTTCATGATTTCCCCTTGCTCTTGTTCCTACGTACTTCTTCATTATACCGCGAGATCAGGCAGTTGTAAACGCCCAGTACGGAAGACAGCCCCCGGGGAAGCACCGCGCGCGGTATGATTCGCGCAAGATGGCATTCCACCCGGATGAGCTCAGGGGCCCCCACGGCGAGTGGATCGCCATGGGGGCTGCCGCTCTCAAGCCCGGCTCGGCCGCCCACGCCGAATTCCTGGCCCACCCGGGCAAGGACAAGATAGCCGAGCACCTCGGCCGCGCGGCAGGCGCGATCAAGGCCGGCGATAATGCCTCCGCGAAGACGCACTTGACGAACGCGCTCGCGGCTGCCGGCGGCAAGGACGCGGCGAACCTTCGTGCCACTATCTCGAGTCGCCGGTCCAAGCTGCCGGCGACAGGGCATGTCGCAGAGCTCGCGGCGCAGCTCAAGCCGGTGCCAGCGAAAATTGCCCCGCCGCCGCTTCCTGCTGATCCGAGCGGCGGGTCGTCGCTTAAAGATGCGATTGCATCAGGCGTGAAAGCTGAGACAGCGAGTAAGGCCTCGCATGTCGTCAAGCGAACTGAGTACAATAACGGGCAAGTATGGTACAGCAAGAACAGCGACAAGACGACAAGCGATGCCGAGGTGCTCGCCGGCGAAGTATCGCGCGTGCTCGGCACGGGCGCGCCGGCAGTTGTTGTAAAGGGCAGTCGCATTCATACGGCAGAGATAAAAGGAAAGACCGGATCAGAAGCTCTCGGACTGGATGACTTTAGCATTGCGCCAGCAGACCGCAATGCACGGGCTGAGCCGTTTTCATCATCAGAGCGCGGCAAGCGCATCGGCCTGCTGGATGCGATCACTGGCAATACAGACCGGACAGACAAGAACTGGATGATCGACACCAGCGGCGAGCCTGTGCCGATTGATCACAGCCATGCCAGGTATGAGCATAAGCCATTGCAGAGCACCGGGAGGTTTACGAAAGCCCTCGCTGGTTCAGGCGCAAGCTGGTCTGCCGGGCAGAAGGCAGAGTGGCGTGCTGGCTTGAATGCGCTTGCCCCGCAGTATGCGGCGCTCGGCCGAGCTGACTGGCATAAATCCTTGATGGCCGAGTTCGATAAGCAGACGGGTTAACAGCATGGCCTGGCATTTCGACCCGTTCCAGCATCGCAGCCCTCATGGCGAGTGGATGTCGAGCGGCGGCCTTGCCGGCGACAAGGCTCTTGTGCACGGATCAAATGCCCACCTCGAGTACGCCGCCCACCCGAACAAGAATGAGATCGGCGCCCACCTCGAGGCCGCGCAGAAGGCGATAAAGGCCGGCTCCGCCGTAGAGGCCAAGCACCACCTTACCAGCGCCCTGGTCGCGTCGTACGGGAAGAACGCCGGCGCCCTTCGTGCCACAATTTCTTCGCGCCGGTCAAAACTCGGCGGGCTGAATGAGCCAGCGGCTGGTGAGAGCTTGCCAGGGAATACGCCCGGGCCGAAAGGGATCAAGCCGAAGTCGAGCAGCATGCTCCATGCCCAGGCGGGGACACAGATAAACACGCCCGAGGCAAAGGAGATGGTAAAACTTCTCGGCGTCCAGCCTAACCAGGTTACCGATAAGACCATCGACAAGCTCCGCGCGCTGATGAAAGAGCTTAAAGAGAAGAATGCTGATCAGGGCAAGCCAAAAGCCCAGAAGCTCTCAGAGGCGGCAAACAGCCTGTCAATCGCGGCCGTAAAGGACAAGAGCCTGAAGCAGCAGGCCGCCGACGCGCATGAGATCGCTGCCGCTGCCTATGCGAATCAGCCGGGCGAGGCCACGAATGCCCACTACCACACCCAGATGGCCGAGGGCCTCAAGGCGCAGATCAAGACGGATAACCTTCAGGCGAAGATGGACAAGATCACGGCGGTAATAAGTCATCCCAGTAACCTGGGGCTTGCGCCTGATGATAAGCCAGAAGAGCATGTCGTGACAATGGTTGAGCTCGCTGACCTGCATGCGGCGGCTAAGAATAAGGCAGTGACAAGCAAGTTCGCGGCTGAGCATCTTGAAGCCGCTCAGCACGCAGCTTCCACAAGTGAGGCGGCGAAGCACCTTAAGGCGGCGATCGCGGCGCCTGATGACATCCCAGAAGCAGCAGAGCCAGTGCCGGTCCTGGACGAGCATGCCGGTGAGCAGACGCTTCTCCCCGGGACGGCTGCGTACGAGCAGTTCATGGCCCACCCGAACAAGGCCCAGATCGGGACGCACCTCGACGCGGCGTGGAAGTCCATGAAGTCCGGCGACGTTGTCGCGGCGCATGCGCACCTGACGAACGCGCTGAAGTCGATAGGCGGCGACAGCTCACCCGCGCTAAAGGCGACGATCTCGTCCCGCAGGTCGAAGCTCGGCGTCAAGGGCGCGGACAAGGACAAGGCCGATCTCCTGGCGACTGTCGCGCCAGCCGCCTCGTCCGCGCCGGCGCCGGAACTTACGCACGCGCAAGTCGATGCCCAGCGGGCGAAGCTCGTCGAGCTTATCACAAAGTACTCTGCGGCGAAGGCCGCGTCGAAGTACGGTGACTTTGCGGCCTGGACGGCAGCGAGCAATGATGTCAAGGCATTCCTCAAGCCGATTAGCGTCGACCAGCTTACGGAACTCGGCAAGTGGGCAAGCGACAATGACCATGACGTGGCTGCGATCGCGGTGAGCAAAGCGCTTACAGCGGCAAAGGAAGCCGCCGTCGCCAAGCCGAAGAAGGCGAAGAGCGCAGATGATACTCCTGTAACCCTTGCGCAGGCGATTTCGGCCTGGAAGGGAAGCTCATTTGCAATTTCCATGGGCATCACGGATATAATCAACGGCAAAGAGCCATTGAGCGTGCATTCGGCCGTGATGTGGGAGGCGCTAAAGACGAAGACAAAGGCGGCTCCGGACGGCAAGCTCTACCGCGGGATGAAGTGGAACGCGAATGACCTTAACAAGCCAGGCGCGCAGAAGCTCTGGGATGCGATCGACAAAGGGGCAGGCACCGAGTTCGACATCGGCGCCGCGTCCTTCTCTAAGAAATCGGATATCGCGATGACATTCTCTGGCGCAAAAAGCGCTGATTCCTACGCGCGCGTCCTTGTCCTGACGACGACAAATGCGCGCGGGTTCGACATCCAGCATGCCGGCGGCGGGTTCGCGCATGAGGCTGAGATGATCTCCGGCGGCCGGTTCAAGATCACGAAAGTTGTCACGCAATATAATATCTCGTATGTTACGGCGGAGCATATAGGAGCATTCGGATGACGGACCTTCTTGCTGATGTCGTCAAGAAGAGCGGCAAGCCGTTTGATCCGCTGTACCTTCAGAACATGGATGCCGCGGACGATGCCGATGCAGGCGATGCAGGCGGTGACAGCGGGCATGCCGAGCAGATCGCCAGGCAGATAATGCGCGGGAAGCAGTGAGCTGGATGTTTAGCCCGCTCGAGCACCGCGACGCGCACGGGCACTGGACATCGGGCGGCGGCGCAGCCGGCGAGAAGGTCATCAAGGCCGGGTCAGCGGCGCGCGGCGAGTTCGACGCGCACCCTGCGAAGAACGAGATAGGCGCGCACCTTCAGGCGGCTCAGCGGGCGATCGCGGCCGGGCAGAACGATGAGGCACGGCATCACCTGACGAATGCCCTGGCGGCGGCAACTGGCGGAAATGCTGGGGCGCTCAAGGCGACGATCTCGTCAAAGCGGTCCAAGCTGCCGAAGGGAGACAGCGGCCACGCAGAGAAGCTCGCGGCGCAGATACTCCCGCAAGAGCCACATAAGGCTCAGGCAGCAAAGACCAAGGCGCCGCGAGCTGCCGAGTTGAATAAGGCCGTCGGCGTTTGGCGGATGAGCTCGTCCTATATCTCGCAGGCGATGACCGGGATAATCACCGGCAATCAGCCCGCTGGCCTGCCCAGGGGAACTGACTGGGGCTCGTATGCTCAGACCCTAATCGATGCTATTAAGACGAAATCTGAGGATGCCCCCGGCGGCGAGCTGCATCGCGGCATGAAATGGATAACCGCGGCGCAGACGCAGACCGGCGACGCGAAGAAGCTGTTCGACGCGTTCAGGCAGGGCCCCGGTGCTGAGTTCGACATCGGCGCGGCCTCCTGGTCGAAAAGCAAGCTTATCGCGAACCGGTTCGCGGATGCCGGTCATGATACCGGCGGCTTCGCGGTAAAGGTCGTGCTCACGGCGACGAGCGCCCGCGGCCTGGATATCGAGAAGCGCGGCGGCATCTCGTATGAGCAGGAGATGATCTCTGGCGGGCGGTACCGCGTGAAGAGCGCGGTGCAGCAGGGCAGCGAGTGGCATGTCAGCGTGGAGCAGATAGGAGCAATAGGATGACGGTAAACGACGGCAGCAAGCCGGCCCTGCTGACCGACCTTATCGCGGCCGGCGGCAAGCCCTTCGACCCGGTCTACCTCCAGGAGTCCCAGGATGACGACGACGGAAGCGACGGCCCGGAGGAGGGATAACCCCGGGCGCTGCTCCGCCGGCGCGCGCTCGCGGGGTATAGTTAAGCCATAATTCCCGTGACGGGGACCCCGGAGTCCGGGGGCTGGCAGGCACCTCCTGCCGGGGCGCGATGCCCGACCTGACCGCAATCGCATCCCCGGAAGGGAAGGTGAGGCTCCCGTGACCACCAGGGATGAGTCCTCATGGATACCGATCGAGATGGACTCCGGCGTAATCACGCGGATCGTGCAGACGTCCGCCGTCGAGTTCATCGCCCGTAGGGTCATGATGGGCACGAACGCCAGGGCCGTCCCGCGGTCCGGCGGCGTCGGCTCCTCGGTGACCGCCCGAGGCGTGGCCTACACGAACGACACCTCGACTGACGACGAGGTAACCCTCCAGGCGAGCAAGTTCGCGCAGGGCGTCCCGCTGTCGGATGAGGACCTCTCCGACCTGGCCGGCATCATCGACGTGATCTCGACGAGGGGCGCCGACTGGGCCGGCTCGTACGCGATCCACCTGGATAACGCCTGCCTCGGCGCGACCGGCACGGGCGTCCGCGAGACCTCGACCCCGTTCACCTCGCTTTATTCCGGGGTCACCACGAACGACAGCGGCGCCGGCTACACCGCGAACGCGAACTACAAGACGACCGCGACGCTGGCCGGGACCGCGGGCTACAACACGATCATGAACACCTTCGCGCTCTACGAGGAGTCGCGCTTCTTCTCGCCCGACCGCTCGATCGTGATCGCCCACCCGCGGTTCAAGCGGCTTCTCCGGACCTGCACCGACAACCTCGGCCGCCCGCTCTTCACCGACGCGGCCGGCGAGACCTCGGTGACCGGCTACGCCGACGAGGCCTCCACCCGCACCGCGGTGCAGGTGCTCGACACCCCGGCGCTCTGGAGCCTCGGCGCGATGGTCGCGACCGGCGGCGTTCCGTCCAACTCGCCGACCGGCAACCCGCTCCTGTTCGTCGGAAACCGGGATCACCTGATCCTCGGCGTCCGGTCCGGCCCTGAGACGAAGCAGGAGCGCCTGCCCGGCCAGGACACGATCGAGCTCATGTACCGCTCCCGCCGCGGCTTCCACACCGGCTTCCCGCAGGCCTGGGCCTGCCTGGAGTACACCGGGTCCTAACGGCATCCGCCGCCTCGCACCTGAATGGCCAGGGGCGAGGCGGCGGCTCTCGCTTAAGAGCAAAGGAGATGCCATGACGGACACGATAGCGCGGGACTCGATCAAGTGGACGCCGCACGTCCGCGTCGACCAGTGGTCGGCGGAGCAGGTCGCCTATACGGCGCGCCGCACGGGGATCGCGGTCCCGCTTATTCGCAGGCCGCACCTCGAGAGGCTCCTCAAGAGGCCGGAGAGCGTCGCCGAGTGCGCGGGCAACGTTCTCTGCACCAGCGGGCTGGACCAGATCACCAAGCTCCTGACGGCCACCGGCGGAGCCCAGGCCCTCACGGCGACCCGGACGGGCGTCGGCGTCGGCTCCACGGCTACGGCGGCGGCCGCGGCCGACACGCAGCTCGGGGCCGACGGGACAGCGGCGAACGGCACAGTCGGCGCCTGGTACCAGGTCGTCGACTCCGCGCCCACCCAGGCGAACGGCGTCCTTACGGTCGTTTCGACGTTCACGGCGATCTCGAATAACGCGATGACCTGGGCCGAGTGGTGCATCTTCACCGCGACCGCCGCGATCACCGCGGCTGACGTGAAGTCCGGGATCACCGGCTTCTCGATCTGGGATCACAAGGCGCCGGCCGCGCTCGGGACGAAGGTCGCCGGCGCGGTCTGGGTGTTCACCGGGACGCTCACGCTGTCCTGACGGCAGGGCGAGGACGGCGCAGGGCCGTTCTCGCCCGCCAGGAAGGGTTCGCTGAATGAGCTTCACCCGGTTCAACTGCTTCGAGGGCGCCGCGTCGATTGCCGCGTCCGGGTACGGGAACAACGCGGCCGGCGGCACTAACGGAACTGCTGTAACGACCGGGAACTCCGGCGGGAGCTCAGGCACGGCATTTAACGGCGTAGGCGGAGGAGTAACCTTCGACAGCACGCAGTCATTCGGAGCATCGCCGCTTTCGTATAAATTTACTGCCGTGGCTTCAACGGCGCTTGTTGAGTGGTCAACGACTGTTCTCGGCAGCGCGACAATCCAGTATGCGTCGGCGATGGTAAATCTCGGGCTGCTCCCGACGAGTGCGACAGCTGCCTATCTAATCGAGGCTGCGACACCGGCATATTATCTCAAATTCGACGGGACCCACTGGTCTGCGCGAGCTGGCTCTGGGACTATCGCGACAAGCGTATCGACTCCTGCCGCGAATACCTGGTATCAGATAACACTTGCAATCTGCCCGAACGGGACCTCTGGGTACTGCATCGCGCGAATTTATGACTCGTCTGGAAACCTCATCGAGGCGCTGATTGCGACCGGCGGCACTACAGCGACGAACTCAATAATTTACTTCGGGAATGCTTCTGGAAATATCACTGGAATATTCTGGATGACAAACCTTGCTATCTCAACAAGTCCGGTACCGCCTGACACTGACGGCCCAGTCATAGCCGTGGCAAACAGCGGCCTCAGGTCAGGCTACTGCGTGGATTTGGCGAATACGCAGGGGAATCCTCTCTATTCGACCATGGTCTCGCACTCCGGTGCGTACTCCATGGCCTGCAACCCGAATGCCGCGACCATCGCACAGTTCCCGCAGATCGCCTGGAATGTTCCATATAATGTTTCGCTCTTTACCCGCACCTGGGTTTACGTTACTGCGATGGGAACGCAACTCTACCTCACTCGCTATCATGACGCGAGTGTCGGCATTGTATCCGTGCTGCTCGGGACAAACAGCAAGATCTCGATTACCTTGACCGGCGCGACAACTGCGAACGGCTCCTATGCGCTGTCAGCGAATACCTGGTACCGGGTCGAGATGACGTATACCCCGGGCGCCGGCACCGCGAGCGCGGGAGTCCGGCTCTACGATAACTCCGGTAATCTGCTCGACTCGGCTACGATCGCGACAGGCGGCACGCTCTCTACCGCGGCTGGCGGGTTCGTCTCGTTCGGGAACCAGGGCGGCCAGACGACGGTAAAGTACTACTTCGACGACGTCGCGGTCTCTGACCAGGGCTGGATAGGCGCCGCGATGCCGGGAACCTGGCCGCTTGTGTTCGCGAAGCAGAATAACGCAGAGGGCGGCACCAACGCAACGGCCGCCACGGCAGGGAACTCCGGCGGCGCGTCAGGCGACCCGTTTGATATCCCACTTGGCTCTGCGAACTTCACGTTCAGCAATACTGAGGCGATGGACGGCTCGCTCTCTTACAAGTGCTCGGCTACCTCGACAAGCGGCGTCTACGGGAACTGGTTTTTCGGGAACGTCAATGCGACCTTCGATGTCTACGTCCGGTTCGGGTTCTACTTCCCGAGTCTGCCGGTAACGTCCAACACGCTTCTCGTCGACTGCATTGACGAGACCGGGAACAGCCAGAATTACATCCTAATTGGGACAAGCGGCGTGGTGCTCATTCAGATGGCATCAAAGGCCGCGCATACCGTGTTCACCTGCCAGGCCGCGACTTGGTACCGAGTCGATGCGCACTTCCATGTAGATCCGGTTTCCGGCTATGCAGAGATGAACATCTACAACGGGCTTACCGGCGCGTTCATCGAGAGCGTTCAGACAGCGACCGTCGCCTCGGCATCATTCCAGTACGTCGACATAGGCCTTCAGCAGCCGTATAACGGCCTTGTCGTTTACGTCGACTCAATGCTCTGCTCTGATGTCTCGCTTCCGATGTCCGGCGCGGACGCCGGCTCCTGCGCGGACGCCTGGTCGCTCCACGCGGCAGTCCCCGATGCCGACGCGAGCGCCCCGGCCGCGGACGCCTGGTCGCTCCACGCGGCAGTCCCCGATGCCGACGCGAGCGCCCCGGCCGCGGACGCCTGGTCGCTCCTGGCCGAGGTGTCCTCCGCGGACGACAGCAGCCCGACCGCGGACTCCTGGGCCCTCCACGCGAGCCTCGGCTCCGCCGACGCCGGCCTGGGCGCGGATGCCGCCTGGCTCGGGCTGGCCGACGCCGACCTCGGGTCCGGGGCCGACTCCGGCATCCTCGGCATCCTCAGCACGGATTTCGTGACAGGGGCTGATGCTGCATTCCTGGCGGTATCAGAGCACGACAGCGACACAGGCTCGTTCGCCGACTCCGCGACTCTCGCCGCGGTCCTCGGGGACTCGGACCAGGGGGCGATCGCCGACGCGGCCGGCCTGACCGCGGAGATCGCGGATGCCGACTCCGGCTCGGCCGCCGACGCGGAGGCCCTCGGCGTGGGCGACCACGACGAGGGTACGATAGAGGAGATCGGCCGCTTCTACCGCAAGTACCCCGACGCCCAGGGGCATGTCGCGACAGCGCCCTCGTCAACCTACACGGCAGAGGAATAGCATGGACGTCGATTTCTTCATAAAGGCCGGCGACACCCTGCCCGTCATCCTGTCCTCGCT